TTGGAGACATTGGACTACACTGAATGAGAATAAAGTATTGCGTCCCTATTTCGATAATTGGCGTGAAGAGCTAGAAGTAGCTATGAGGTCTGCTGCTGTTAAAGGAATTATTGAACAATCTACTGATAACTTCCAAGCAGCTAAGTGGATAGCAGATAAGGGATGGGGTGAGAAGAGAGGAGCTGGTAGACCTACTAAGGCACAACAGGATAGAGAGAGTAGAATACTTGAGCGTATTGGTGATGATCTGAAATCAGACATTAAACGAATGAGTGAATTCGATGGCTAACTCGAAAGGTCTTTCTCGTGGCAGACAATGATTGGCTGTTGAGGGCTCAAGAACAATTAAAGAGGATGTCACCTAAAGCTTTAGAGATTAGAGAAAGAGCTTTAGCTGATTTGTATTTCTTTGCATGTCTAGTTAATCCGGGTTATGTATATGGAAACATCCATAAAGAAATATATAAATGGCTTCAGGATTATACACTGTTTGGAGATGCTGATAGCAATAAGTTGATTATGCTTCCTCGTGCTCATCTTAAGAGTCATATGGTAGCCACTACTGTTGCATGGATCGTAACTAGACATCCTGAAGTAACCATTCTCTATCTATCAGCTACGGCTGACCTAGCTGAGACACAGCTATACGCCATCAAGAATATCTTCGAGAGCGATGTATATCAGAGGTTCTTCCCTGAATACATTAAACCTGAAGTTGGATTGCGTGAGAAGTGGACTAGTTGGCGTATTAGCATTGATCATCCTGAACGAAAGAAACAATCTCCTAGAGATGCTACAATTTCTAGTGCAGGTCTAACAACCAATACGACTGGATGGCACGCTGATATTATTGTAGCGGATGACTTAGTTATTCCTGAGAATGCTTACACTGAGAATGGTAGAGCAGATGTCGCTGCTAAGGCTAGTCAGTTCACTTCCATTCGTAATCCCGGTGGGTTCACCATTGCTTGTGGTACACGCTATCATCCTTCAGATGTATATGGATTGTGGAAGGAACAAACCTTCGATGTATTCAATGACGAAGGTGAAATAGCTGATAAACTTCCTGTTTGGGATATTAAAGAATATGCTGTAGAGCAGGATGGACTATTTCTCTGGCCTCGTACTGTTCGTAAGGATGGTAAGGTGTTTGGATTTGATAGGAATGTCCTTTCTCGTATTAGGGCTGAGTATGAAGATATCACTCAGTTCTATGCTCAGTATTACAATGATCCTAATGATCCTTCTTCTGATCGTATTAGTAGAGATAAGTTTCAATACTACGATAGGAGAAAGCTTAAGAAGGAAGGTAGCCATTGGTTCTATGGGGGTAATAGATTAAATATCTATGCTGCTGTTGACTTTGCCTACAGTCTAAGTAAAGCTGCTGACTTCTCCACTATTGCTGTCGTAGGAGTAAACTCCGATGGGGATTATTTCGTATTGGACATCGATCGATTTAAAACGAATAAGACGATTGACTACTTCAATCATGTACGAGATATGCATTCCAATTGGAAATTCAAATTACTTCGTGCTGAGGTAACTGCAGCTCAGGAGGTTATTGTTGAGGCGTTAAAGGATCACATCCGCGAAGCGGGTATGACTATTGCAATTGACAAGGCTAGACCTAATCGTACCGAGGGTAGTAAAGAGGAGCGTATTGCAGCAGCGCTAGAACATCTGTATGATAGTAATCGTGTATGGCATTTCGAGGGTGGGTGGACCCCACAACTCGAAGAAGAATTAGTACAACAGCGTCCTAAGCATGATGATATTAAAGATGCATTAGCGGCGGCTATTACCATAGCCGTAAAGCCCTTTAGAAGCCCGCTGACAGGCATTTCAGATTTCCTAGGGACAACTACCTCCAAGAGTCGTTTTGGCGGTGTACCCTATCGCTAATCGATTTAAACCTATAAGGAAAGAATATGAGCGATAAAGTCGCTGAACTTAATCTAGTGTTACAGCCAGATATCGAAGCTAGATGGGTGGTTGATTACTGGCAACGATATACAATCCAAAGGAATGGTAAACTTATGGATTGGAATGAATTAAAGAAGTATCTCTTCGCTACTGATACTACCACTACTGCTAACAATAGTTTGCCGTGGAAGAATTCCACCACTCTCCCTAAGCTTACTCAGATCAGAGATAATCTACATTCCAACTATCTCTCATCTTTGTTCCCAAATGATAAGTGGGTGGTGTGGACAGCTTATGATAAGAGTTCTGCTGATCATCAGAAGGCTTCTATCATTACGAATTACATCTCCAATAAAGCTCGTATGAGTAAGATGCGTACGGAGATTAGTAAGCTTATTTATGATTATATTGATTATGGTAATGCTTTCGCTACTGTCACTTATGAGAAACGTCTCAATACCTACCAACCAGATGGCAGCGTTATCCCAGCTTACATTGGTCCTCGTGTCTTACGCATTAGTCCTGAAGACATCCTATTTAATCCATTAGCCACTACATTCAAAGACAGTTGGAAGATTGTTCGCTCAATCAAGTCTGTTGGTGAAATTATGAAGATGGCTAAGACTGAACCAGAGAGTAGTTTCTGGAATAAGGGATTAGAGAAACGACAGCAAGTAGCTCGTTCAATGGTGGGCTATACGATGGATGATTTCAACAAAGCTGCTCAGTATACGATTGATGGTTTTGGTAATCTGTTTGAATACTACACTAGTAACTATGTTGAAGTGTTAGAGTTCTACGGGGATTATCATGATCCAGTAAAGGATGAACTTCAGACTAATCGTGTCCTAACCATTATGGATAGGATGACTTTGGTTAGGAATGAACCAATCAATACCTACACTGGTCAGGCAAATATCTTCCATGTTGGTTGGCGTTTCCGTCCTGATAACTTATGGGCTATGGGTCCTTTGGATAATCTTGTTGGTATGCAGTATCGCATTGACCATCTGGAAAATCTAAAGGCAGATGCTATGGACCTTGTTGTTCATCCTCCTCTAAAGATTATCGGAGAAGTTGAACAGTTTGTATGGGGACCGGGTACTGAAATTCATATGGATCAGGGTGCTGATGTTGAAGAAGTAGCTAAGAACTTAAATGCCATTATCACTGCTGACAACACTATCAAAGAACTTGAAGCTCGTATGGAGGACTATGCTGGTGCCCCTAAACAGGCTATGGGTATCAGAACCCCCGGAGAGAAAACTGCTTTCGAAGTACAATCTCTTGATAATGCTGCTGGCCGTATCTTCCAAGAAAAAGTAACGACATTCGAAATCGAAATGCTTGAGGAATGTCTCAATGCTATGTTGGAAGAAGCCAGACGTAATCTTGATGGTAGTGACATTGTAGCTATTGATACTGATCTTGGTGCTCAACAGTTTCAGCAGATTACTGCTGACGATATCAAAGCTAATGGTATTGTCCAGCCAGTTGGTGCTAGACACTTTAGTCAGCAGGCTACTGAATTGCAGAACCTGATTGGTATTGCTAACAGTCCTGTGTGGGCTAAGATTGAACCACATGTGTCTGGTATTGGTTTGATGAGTTTCGTTGAAGACATTACTGCACTTGATGCATATGATATCTTCCGTCCTAATGTTGCTGTTGAAGAAATGGCTGAGACGCAGAACCTTATGAACCAAGCTGGTGAAGATAATGAAGTGGCTGGTGCTACTACACCTCCTACTCAGACAATGGCTAGTGCTCCGCCTACACCTACTAAGGTGTTACCTGTTGCACCTAACGCTGGTAGGTCACATCAATATGGAACACCGAACTTCCAGCAATGAAATCAATCTTATTTAAAGGGCTAGACCCTTCTCAAGAAAAAGAGTTGCGAGGGGATTTTATCTCCTCCAATCTCTTACGAAAGCGTATTTGCGTTATATTAAACGAAAAGATCAACGCAAGTAATAAAACATTACGACAGCTAGCAAATTATGAAGACGCATCATGGGCTTATAAGCAAGCAGATGGTTGTGGCTATCAACGTGCCCTAGACGAAGTAATAAATATTTTAACAGATAGTTATAACGTAGATTAATATATTCTAGTATATGTAGTTATTTATATTACTAGTAATAGATTAGATAATATAGGAATATGATATTGACCGATATCTTCGATAATAATGACAGTCAGAACAATGACAATAAATCTGACGAGTTGAATGCTGATGACATTATCAATGTGTTTGCTGACAAGCTCTCATCGATAAAGAACAGCGATGGTAATCCTAAATACGATAGCGTAGAGAAAGCACTAGATGCGTTAGTTGCGTCTCAGGAGCATATTAAGAGACTGGAAGATGAAGCTAAGGCTCGCCAGTTGGAATTAGAAAGTGCTAAGGATATTGCTACTAAAAATCAGGAACTTCAGGAGCTATTAAATAGGATGACCCAAGGCAATGATACGAATACAGGAAAGCCGGATAGCGGAAACCCCGCGCCAAATGGTGGACTGAATGAGGATACTGCCGCTGAACTTGTGCGTAAGATTTTGAATGAAGACAAGCAGAAAGCTACTGTCTCTCAGAACTTAGAGCAGGTTACAAATAAACTAGTTGCTAAGTATGGTGATAAGGCACAAGAAGTTGTTGCCACTAAAGCTCAAGAACTTAAGACCACTCCTAAGCAGCTACAGGAACTCGCCGCTGTCAACCCTAATCTAGTGTTGGCATTGTTTGGCGATAGTAATAATTCTCAGAAAACCATTACATCAACCTTTACCATTGGCGCTAGGCCAGTTAATACCGATCCAGAAGTGAAAGTTCCAGAGAAATCAATTTTAAGTGGCAGTGGTGCTACTACTAGAAATCAGATGGACGTTATGGCACAGATTAGGAATAAGGTAAATAAGAGGTTGGATGTTACAAATTAAATAGGATGTAAATGCAACTTACTACTAACACTCGTGCATTTATTGAGGCTGAACAGTATTCCGAATTTATTCTCCTCGTTCTGCACGACGGTCTTCTTCCGGAGACTTTCTATCGTAATGTCTCGGATTTCGGTACGGGTACTAATCTTCATATCAAGACTGTTGGCGTTGTTACGCTTCAGGATGCTGCTGAAGATGCTCCCCTCAATTATAACCCCATTGAAACTGGTGAAATCCAGCTTCAGATCACGCAGTATAAGGGTGACGCTTGGTACGTTACCGATGATCTTCGTGAAGATGGTACGAACATTGATATGCTCATGGCACAGCGTGCTGCTGAGTCTACCCGTGCGTTTCAGGAAAACTTTGAAACCACGATGTTCAATACTGTCGTTGCTGCCTACCCCACTTCTGGTGCGTATACGATCAATGGTTTTGCCCATAAGATCGTTTCTGCTGCCACTAACAATGTTCTTACCCTTGGCCATCTGATCCAGCTTCGTCTGGCTTTTGATAAGGCTCAGGTTCCTTTCGATGGTCGAGTCGCTATTGTTGATCCGATTGTTGAAGCTACGCTTAATAGTCTGGTGACTATTACGTCTAACATGACGCAGTATGCTAAGGACATTATCAACAATGGTCTGGCTCGTGGCCAGAAGTTTGTTGAGGAGCTTTATGGCTGGACCATTATCACTTCCAATCGTCTCTATGTAGGTGCTGCTAATGATGGCACCACGAGCCTTGGCAGTGCTGTGTGGAATGTCTTTATGTGCGTCAGTGATGATCAGACTAAGCCTCTGATGTTTGCTTGGCGTCGTATGCCGAAGACGGAAGGTGAGCGCAATAAAGATCGTGCTCGTGATGAGTTCGTGACTCGTGCTCGTTATGGCTTTGGTATCCAGCGTATGGATACTCTGGCTGTTCTCTGCACTTCTCCGACTAATATTTCTTAAGGAGAATAATATATGACTTATCAGGTTTCCCCTTTCGGTAACAATGTTGCTTCCGGTAGCGGTGGTAATGTCACTGGTAACTTTGTCCATAATAGTTATGGGCAGCGTAATGTCGGTGGTAATGCTGGTCCGCTGAAGACTGAAGGTAATGGTCAGGAACTCGTTCTTGATATTCGTGGTGATATGTTTGCTTCCATCGGTGAGCAGATTGGTCTTACTCCGATCTATCTCCCTGCTGGTGCCGTGATCCGCAAGGTTGTCCTTCAGACTAAGACTGCCTTCACTATGACTGGTACTTCCCCTACGGTCCTTATTGGTACGTTTGGTAGTGAAGCTACTAATGGTGTTGTGATCAGTCAGTCTGATGCTGATACTCTTGGTTACTACGATGTTACTTCTACTCAGACTGGTACTTGGGCTGCCGCCACTCCGTTGGCTGCACAGACTCAGGTCGGTATGAAACTTGGTGGTACTTCTCCGACGCTCTCTAGCGTTGGTGAAATTCGTGTCACCATTCAGTATGATACCATTGGCACTAATACGCTTTAAGGTTTAATCGTGTTGATTATAGGAGGAGTGGGAAACTGCTCCTCCTATTTTTGTTTGGAGAATTGAATGAGTATTCAACACAGTGCTATTGCTGATAGTGATAGGCACGAAAATAAAGGAGCTTCTACTGCTACCTCTGGACAAGTTCTACAAGCCAATGGTGATGGTACTACAACCTTTGTTGATCCTTCAACCTTAGCTAATACTGTTAGTTCAGTTGTACTAAGTAGTAGTGATACAACTCATCAGGTTCCTTCAGCTACAGATACAGCAATTCAGGTTACCTTAGGTAGTGCTACCAGTGGTACTGATATCACTCTATCTTCTGCTGGACTAATCACATTCAATACAACTGCTTATTACATTGTTACATTCACATTCAATTGTAGCAGAGATAGCACAGCAGGTATCACTTCAATGTTAATGCGTCTGTTAATTAATGGAACAGCTCAGGCTCCAACCTATCTGGTTGAACTTCCTGCTGGTGCTGCTAACATTACTCGACAGATTAGTATACAGCAGACCTTCACTAGTGGTAACACTTTAGCTGTTCAGTTTATGAATGACAGTGCTAATACTGGATTGAATGTTGGTGGTTTGAATTCTTTCACTCCTGTTAATAGTGCATGGAGTGTAGTGCCCGGAGCTTCTGTTAAAATCCAGAAAGTGTTAGGTGCTTCGTGACGAAGAAAAACCTTTTAGAGATTGTACAGGATGTTCTTAATGACATTGATGGTGATTTCGCTAATAGCATCAATGATAGTGAACAAGCTAATCAGATTGCCTATTTAGTTAAATCTACGTATGAAGCTATGATGACCAATAAGAATTGGCCTCATACTCGTCGTTCTGTCAATCTGACACCTTCTGGTAATAACCTGTTACCAACTCATATGACCATTGATGAAACTATCAAGGAGTTAATCTCTATCCATTATGATAGACATAAGCTTGGTGATAGTAATCTGAAATATGAACTTGTGTCTTGGAAAGACCCTGATGACTTTCTACGATATACATATGGACGTAATTCAGCAGACACCAATGTACAAACTGTAACTGATCCTAGTGGTGTTAAACTACTAATCATCAATAATCAAGGCCCACAGTTCTTTACTTCATTTGATGACAATACTCTCATCTTTGATAGTTATGATAATGAAGTGGATACCACACTACAGTCCAATAAATCAACTGCTATTGCTTACATTATTCCATCATTTTCATTAGCAGATGATTTCGTTCCTGATCTACCTGAGGAAGCTTTTCCTCTTCTCATTGAAGATTGTAAAAGCAGAGCTTCTCTGAAATTCAGACAGGTAGCCGATCAAAAGAGTGAGCAGGAACAACAGAGACAGCGTAGTTGGTTGTCTCGTAAAGATTGGCGTGCTCATGGTGGTATTAAATATCCAGATTATGGTAGACATGCTAGGCGCTATGTCTCTCGTGATCCAACCTTTAGGTATGATAGAGAATGACCGAATATAAAGATTTTGCCATCTTCGGTGATGGTACTTATGGTATGCATTATGTTAAGCGAATTGGCAAGGGTGCCTTACCTAATGAATTGCAGGGGAGTTTTACTCATCCTCTCTTCGCTCAACGTGCAATTGATACTTATTTGACTAAGAAGGAACCTTCTCGTGCCGAGGCAGACATCACCGACTGAAATCAGTAAATTCACTGGTGGATTGATTACGGATGCAAGTCCGTTAACGTCTCCCATTGAATTTATGTTAGATGGTGAAAACCTTGTCCTCAATATTGATGGTAGTGTTAATCGCCGTCTAGGTATGAATTTTGAAAATAACTATGTAGAGATTTCTACTGCTATTTCTGATATCAATGGTATTACAACCACTACCTTTCGTTGGCAGAATGCTGGTGGTAACTCCACAAAAAATATCTTAGTTGTACAGATTGCTAATGAACTACTGTTTTTTGATGAAGATTACATTCCATTAAGTAGTGGGCATCTTTCTAGTTATACTGCAAGTGGTACTCCTACAGATACTGCATTCTCATTTGCTGTTGTGGATGGTATTCTAGTCATTGCTACTGGTCAAAAATCTCCTTTAGTTTTCACTTATAATATTAATGGAACTATAACTTCATCCACAACCACTCTTAAAGTCAGAGACTTATTTGGGTTAGAAGATATTTGGAATGGTAATGATCTATACACTGAAGGTGGAGTTCAGATCAGACCAACTTCTGTTACTAATGCTCACATCTATAATTTAAGAAATCAGTCATGGGGTATCTTTAGAACCGCTGCTCAGTCATTGAATGGCAGTCCTGCTCCCGGTACGACAGCCGATCCTATCACCATATTTTCAGAATATGATAATGGATTTTTTCCTTCTAATGCTGACTCGGTTACCCAAGCCCTATACCCTAATGTCACTAATACTAGTGATCCAGTAACTGATACATTCTGGCCCGGTGATTTAGCAAAGAACCCTTCTGGTACATTTCCTACTGCCAATGGCTATTTCATTATTGATGCATTGGCTAGAGGACCTAGTAGGAATAGTGTCTGCACAACTAATAATAACCTATTCAAACTAAACTTCGCTGTCTCTACATTACCAACTGATACGACACCGGGAGGACCATCTACAGTTTGTGAATATGCTGGCCGAATGTGGTATGGTGGTTTCTCTGGTGAAGTGATTGGTGGAGATAGTAGATCACCACACTTGTCATCTTATTTGTTATTCTCACAACTAGTTGATAATTTCACCACCATTCCCAAATGCTACCAAGAAGCTGATCCTACCAATAAAAATAATCCTGACCTAGTTGATACAGATGGTGGATTTATTCGTGTCAATGAAGCCTATGGTATTTGTCGTATGGTGAACCTTGGTGATAGTCTGTTCATCTTCGCAGCTAATGGTGTGTGGCGTATCTATGGTGGTACAGTAAAGGGATTTACTGCTACAGCTTACGTTGTTGAAAAAATCACTGATCGTGGTACGACTAATCCAGAAAGTGTTGTCACTGTCCAAAATACTGTGATGTATTGGAGTGATGATGCAATCTACCATATTAGGTCAGATCAGTATGGCAGTTGGGAAGCAGCTAATATTTCCATTGGTCATATTCAGAACTTAGTTAATAGTATTGGGCCTACTCAGCGAGTAGCTGTTAAAGGGGCTTATGATAACTTTGAGAATAGAGTTAGATGGCTCTATCAGAATAATGTTGACTACACTGGTAATACAATGGAGTTGGTTTATGATACTAGGTTACAAGCCTTCTATCGTAATTCTATTCAACTTCCTACCGGTTTGAATTATCCTAAACCTACTTCGATGTACATAACTAACCCATATCCTTTGGTTATTGAACCTGAGGAGATTTATGTTGGTACCACCCAAGTTTTTGTTAGTACTAATGATGTTCAAGTAGGTATTGAAACTGTAACGAATGAAGCTAAGAAAGAACTTGGCTATCTAGTTATTACTGCTGTATCACCTGTAGTTAAATTTTCTTTTGCCCAGTATAATCAGACTGGTTGGAGAGATTGGTATAGTTTGGATAATGTTGGTATTGATGCAGCAGCTTATGCATTAACTACATCTATCCCACAAGATTATATGTCTAGTACATTCCAACCTAAGAATGATTTTCAGCGAAAGAAACAGGTTCCTTACATCACTACTTATATGGATGCTACAGAGACTGGCTTCACAGAAGTTAGTGCTGGTGTCTATACACCTGTTGGTGGCAGTAGTGGTATTATGCAAGCTATGTGGGAATGGACTAATTCAGCCAACTCTGGTAAATGGAGCAGGCCAATGCAGATTTATAATCATGGCAGGGTATGGAATAGTCTGAGTTTAACTCAAGGTGTAACAGATGGTTATGCTGTCGTTATCTCAAAGAGTAAGATTAGAGGGATTGGTAGAGTGATTAGTTTGAAATTCTCTACTGAACCTAATCTTGATTTTCATTTATATGGATGGAGTTTGATGATGTCGGAGAACCAAGCTGTCTAATACAATCTATTACAATGATGACAATATGGTTTTCTCATTTGAGGAAATCAATGACTGTTTGTTTGTTCATGTCGTCTTCACATTAGGTGTGAAGAAGGAAACTTTCAACAAACTCAAGGAAGTGTGGCACGATTTCTATTGGCGTGCCTACTTCGATGGGTGGCCTGCTATCTTCACTTACACTGCTGATAGCAGGATTGTTGACATGGTTGGTGGTGCGACAGAAGTTGGACAGGACAGTAATGAACTTAAAGCTTTAGGATTAAGGATGTTCAAATGGGATTTCTAGCGGCTGCTATGCCCATTATTGAGGGTCTGTCCGCTGTTGTAGGAGTGGTTGGTGGTATTGCTGCCGCCAGCCAAGCCAATGCTGCTGCACAAGCACAACAGAATGCACAACGCATTCAGAATAACGAACAGCAAGTACAGTCAGCTAATCAGCAGAGAATGGCTATCCGTGAGGATAGAATTAGACGGGCTCGCATTCTACAAGGTGCAGCGAATGCTGGTACTACTGCTTCATCCGGTGCTCTTGGGAGTGTTGGCGTACTTCAGACCAATCTCGATAATAATATAGCTAACAGTAATGCAATGACTGTTGGTAATACTGCAATCAATTCTTACAATCAGACTGCTGCTAATGATGAAGCTAATGCCAAATTTATTGAGGGCATTACTTCTGGTATCAGTGGTGGTCTTAATCAAGTGACTAATATCTGGAAGAATACTCCGGGTAATAGTGTATTTGATAATGGAACAGGACAATAATAAATGGCAGATTTGAGTGAGTTTACAGCACAACCTCAGCAGCCCACTACGTTATCGGAAGACTTTGCTACAGGTGTACAGGCTAGTCCTGCAATTAGTGAAGCCTCTGCTAAGCAGGTAGCTGCATATACGGCAGCCCTCACTCCTCCTGCTCAGATGACCAATACCTATTCTCAGGTGAAGACTGATTTGGCTGCTGGTGATAACACCACTAGCAACCAGATTACCAGTCAATGGGATCAGAATAATGCTTCAGCTAATCAGAAAGCTCTGTACAATTTAGCTAGTAATCCTGATGTACCTGAAAATATTAGGCGTAGTGCTATTATCGGTTTTCCAAAAACTAATTCAGCCAATACTTATGCTTCTCGTGTAGGTAAACAAGCTCTCATTGCTAACAGTGAACCTACTGACAATGATGAGAATGAAATGATCCGCGTTAATACTGATCAGGCTTTGGATCAGGTTGATGCATATAATGGTTGGCTTCAGAAGAAACTTAACGAGATCAATAATAGCAGCCAGCCAGATATGCTGAATGCTATGGGTCAGATGGTAGAACAATATCTGCCATTCTTCAATGCTAGTGCTTCTGCTAAGGTTAGTGGTCAGCTTCTTGGTACTGATGGTAATTATAATCCTCAAGCTGTGCTTCAGGGTTTCACTCTCATGGGTGAGAATATCAATCAGATGCGTGAAGCTTATCAGACTTTGCCATACGATCAGCGTCAGCAGTTTGCTCAGCATATGATGACGTTGGTTAACCAGACTTCTGGTCCTAATGCATTTGATGCGAATAATATCACTCAGATGCAATTGTTAAATGATGTGTTAACTAATGGTGGATATAATAGAGATCAGCGTCTTGCTGATAATATCTTCTCTCTGTTAGATGACAGTATTATTGCAGGGCCAATTGCGAAGCTTCTAGGGGGTGCAGGAGACGCTTTAAGAGGAATTAAGGGTGGAGCTAGCGCAGCTACAGAAGCCCGCTATACGAACGCCGTAAGGGCTTTAAATGAGGGTGGTGCTGCAACTGAAGCTCAGGGTGTTGCTGATAGTGCTGTAGCTCAGTCAGTTCCTCCTGCTAATGTCGATGATGTAGTTGGAGCTATCCATGCTTTTGATGGAGCTAATAGTAGCACCATTGCTAATGATAGAGCTCTAATCCAGCAGCATCTAACTAATCCCGGTAGTGATATTGAGGATGTTATTGATCAGATGAAGTCCTTGGACAATGCTCCTAAGGCTCAGATTGATCAGGCTCGTTCTGTATTGCAGCAGGTTGAAGCTACTGGTTCAGCTAATATTCCCCAGCAGACAATTGATGGAACGAAGGATTTAATCTCCGATAACATCATCAATCGTTTGTCTCAGTTGGATAATGCTCCGTCTGAAACCTATAGTGCTATTCGTGATGCTGTCAGTAAGCGTGTAGATAGTGAAGGGGTCGGTAGCAAGACTATTGGTCAGAATGTAATTAACGATGTTAATAGCATTCTCTCTGATAAGCAACTTGACCTTATTGATACTAAAACTGCTGGGCAGATTAAGAGCTACACTACTCAGGCTGTTCAGGAAAGTAATGTTAGGCGTAGAGCTGCTAGGAGTGGTGTTCAGCCAACTTCTATCAGTCAAACCTACAAAGATACTAATCCTATGATGGCTAGGGCTGCTAATGATGCAGTCACTGTTGATACTAGCGGTAATGCCGCTGATATCCTTTATGGCACTACTCGTGCTGATGCTATCGGTAATGATACACTTCCTGAGATTGCCACTCAGGTCGGTAGTGTTCGTAATAAGGTGGTGATTGATGAAAGTAAACCTACACCTGATGCTGCTGTTGTCAAGGATATTAATCAGGGTTATGTAGCTAATCAATTCACTCAGTCTGAGAAAGCCTCTATGCGCACTCAGGTAGCTGATCAGTGGCGTGATGTTCATGGATTATTTCCACGACATGAAATGTCTATGATTGAACCTACAGCTACTGGTTCTCGAATTAGTATGGTGTATGGCCCTAAGGATGGAGCTTTCTCTGATCCTTCACAGGCCATTGCTCAGGCCAAATTTGGCTTAAAACAGTTTGGTGTGAATGATAAGGATATCACTATCCTTGCTAAATCGCCTACTGGTGAATTTGTTCCCACTACGGAAACTAGTAAGCCCGGTGCATATCTGATTAAAGTGAATAAGGACTACACGTTTAGTCCTGATGATCTTAATGATTGGGAATTCTTACATAGTGCTCCTAAGTTACGTAATATCTATTCTCCTAATCCCGGTAAACTCTCTGCGTTAAATCAGGGAACTATCGGTGAGCATCTTATCCCATCTACTGCTATTGTCAATGAACATCTGCTCATTGGTGCTACTCGTGCTGCTGATCGTTCAGCTTCTGTTGAAGAACGTTTCTTTAGACAAGCTATGACTGATTACGCCAATAAGTATAAGAAACTTAGTGGTGATCAGAAGTATTTAGTCGAGAATTACATTCGTCTTGCTAATGCTAAGAGTTTGAAGTTTGATACTAACTTCCTTCGTAGTATGGGAATGAATGATGATGCTATTGATACTGTACGTGGTTGGAAGAGTGTTTGGGATACACAGCATTATTTTGAGAATGCCGATCTAAACAAAACCCTTCGTGCTCGTGGCTATCAGATGTTTGTTGATCAAACTGGACATAGTGAATTACTTGTTCGTCCAGTTGATATCCGCCAGACTAATGGTGTCCATGAGGCATTTGATGGAAGTAGAATTGTTTCTTTACAGCGTAGTGATATTGCTCAGATTTACGAGCGTGGTGGTACGTTAGCTACTACTCGTGGTAGTATTCCACTTGATGATAGAGAATTTACTCACGTCATTGTGGATAATCATGACAGTGGTACATATCTGCGTACTATCTCGGATGATCATCCTACTCTTCGTTATCGTGATGGATATTATCAGATTAAGTATGAGCATCCCTACTATCTGACTAAGGAAGATGCTACTGGTACTCCGAGAGCATTTGCTACTGCACCAGATGTTACTACTGCTAAACAGATGTTGGCACGTCTACGTACAACTGACCAGCAAGGTAGGTATGATTTCCATCCTGATCTGAAAACCAATAAAGATGGTTTCGGTGATGATGAATGGAATGTTATGGTTGCTCAAGGTAGAACTGCTCAGCGAGCCAGAGGTAAATTGTTAGCTGACGCTTCTGAGACAGCATCTGATTACAATATGCTCCATGTTCAACCTCCTGAAGAGAGTTTGATTAATAGCATTCGCTCTATGGCTACTCGTGTTGCTCACCGTGATTGGTTGGATACGAGTAAAGAACGTTTCATGAAACAGTTTGGACATCTTGTCCCTAATGATCCTGAAACTTTCACTAAAGCATTTCCTAATGATCCTCGTATGATTGGTAGGAACATGGGAGATGTAGATCATGCAGAACTCATGGATGCTAGAGCTACTTGGCATTATATCGATAAGATCGATGGAGGTTATACTAATCTCTTAGATGAGATTTCTAAAAACTTCTTCAAGTCTATGGCTGAAACAGCAGGTAGGCAGGGATGGGGACATATAGAAAAAGCTGCTCGTGCAGCCGGTAAATTCGGTCCTAACTCCTATGCTCGTAGTAAAGCATTCCGTCTTCTCCTTGCTGCTAATCCTTTAAGGCAGTTACCATTACAGGCTATGCAGGCAGTTCCTGTTATCTTGGGAACTAATCCTACTGGTATTCCTAGGATTGCTGCTCGCTTTGCCCTTATGAACTATGTGGCCCGTGGTGGTGATGTAGAAAGTATGTGGCGTAGTGGGGCTCAAGCTTTGATGGGGATGACTAAGGCTGAAGCTGAACAGATGGTGAAACATTTCCATATGTCAGGATTTGAACAGGCAGCTAAGGCTTCTGTTTACATTCGTGATGATGGGAAGAGTTTAGTTGATAAGAATTTCTTCCAGCGTTTCCGTAACCTTGCTGCTACCCCAATTAATCTTGGGCAGAAGTTTGGTTTTGAAACTGGTGAAAATGCTTTGATGAAATCCGTCTGGTTATCAGAGTATGATAAGGCTTTGAAGGCTGGTAAAGTAACTGATGAGGTGGCTGATAAGGTAGCAGCTAAGACTAGGTTCCTTACTGGCGATATGAACAAAGCTGGTCAGATGCCTTATAACAGCAACTCACTTAGTGCTCTAATGCAGTTCTTTCAGATGCCTCATAAGATATTCAGCCAGATAATGTTTAACCATCGTGGCCTTACAGGTGCTGAACGAATGAGACTTGGTGCTGCTTATGTCCTTACTTATGGCATTGGTGCTGGCCCATTGATGGATTTAATTGGAAGCCAACTCCCTGACAATAGTCCTATCAAGGAAACTATTCGTAATGGTTTGTTTGATATGGCGTTAAATAAAACGCTGGGTACATTATTCAATGGGGGTAAGGATACTGAGGTTAACGCTAGTAATAGTTGGCGTCAGTTAGATCAACCTGATTTCTACATGTTCTTTAAGCAGATCATGGGAATGCAGCTCGGTGAAGTGTTTACAAACAGTCCATCAGCTTCATTAGTGTTCGGTGACAATCCTCGTATCACGCGATTTGTTCAGGCTCTTGCTCGTCCTTTCACTGTGAAGGATAAGCCAGCAAATGAATTAATTGATGTTGGTACTAGCTTTCTTAATCTGTTTCCCGGTTTGTCTTCGTTTGCTAAAGCGAAATACATTCTGGAAAATCAGAAGATTATCAATGCTAGTGGTGCAGTGGTTGATGATAGAGCTGGTTATGCTGAAGGTTGGGCTAAGTTAGCCGGTCTTCAAACTATGAACGAAGTTAAGCGTCTTGCTTTTAATGAAAAGCAATACATGAATAGTGATAAGTATAAGTTCGATATTGATTACTTCCTCACTACCACTAGTCAGCGTTTAGCTAACAGAGGTATTAGTAATGATACATCTGCTTATTATGTTGACATGCTTAGCGAAGCTCAGAAGATTTATGGTAACAATCCCTACTACCTGAAAGAGATCGAAGCTAATATTGACCAGCGTATGCTTAAAGGAGATTACACTTTGTTCAATACTCTAATGAAGGATGCTGAATATATGTCTCCTAATGATATGGAGAGTTTGTTGAATAACGCTCCAAATACCATCACGGAAGATCAGAAGAATACTATCCGTGAAGCTATCGCTATGTTTAATAGGAAGGAATAATTAATGGCTCAGGCTCCTGCTCCTTTTGAGGATAGTGGGATTACCACTAAGATTGAACCTGCGGTTCAGCAGAATAGTCCCGTTGTGAATAACAGCGGGGCTTATCTAGCTGATGCTGTTAAGCAGGGAATTGGTGATGCTACCAGTATTTTTGGGATGTATAACACTCTCAATAATAATAAGGTGCTCACTGATTATCGTGAACAGGTATTACAAGTTGCTGATGCTGCACAACAGGGATTAAATCCTAATGCAGCTAACATGCGCGTACGAGCTATCTATAGACAGTTCATTGCTAACAATCCTAATCTAGCTGATCAGATTGATAGCGTCAATAGTAAGATATTGTCTGATACTGGTCTAGCCCATGTTGCTGTTGTTGGTAATAACTTAAGTCAGGCTCAACAAGCTCTTGAGAAAGATGCTATTGGTAAAGGTTGGCAAAATCCAGATGGTACTGCCAATGTAGCTGGTTATCAGAATTTCCAGCGTCAGATGGATAACCTTGATTATACGACTAAACAGATTACAGCGAAGACTGGTCAAATTGGTTTAGCCACTGATATGAATAAGTATAAAGGAATGCAGGCTCTCAATGGTATTGCTGCTGCTGGTATTCCTTGGCTTCAAGCTCAGTTTGGTATTGCTGATAAAGCTTTACAGTCTGGTGCTGATCCAGCCGCTACACTACAGACATTAAAAACTAATGTATCAACTGAGCTTGGTATGTTCTCTGCTGCTGGTAATGGATTAGACACTTCCTATATTACCAAACCTATGCAGGACATGCTTCAGAATTATATTGATGGCGTCAATAAGAAAGAGTCCACTGATGTAATTAATTCTACTCTTGCTAATGACCAAGCTAAGGTTGAACTGGCTATCTATTCTTCTGATCCTGCTATTGGTAAAATTGTTGCTGCTAATAAACTTTTAGGTGGGAATGCATCATCTCTAATACAAGCTGCGGCTCCTCAAGCTGTTGCCAAAATATTTGCAGATAACGCTGCTACATATGATCCAAATAGCAAGGATAATCCTTCCCCAGCTAATGTAGTTAACACTGATGACAATACTCAGAGATATTTGAACTTTGTTACGCAGTCAATGGATAAGGCTTTTACCAGCGGCAATCAAGTTAGTGTGACACAGGATGTTGCCACTCAACTTACTAATGTTCTTCGTAGCGTTGGTAGTACAGCTAGTGATAATACGAAAGATTATGTTGCTGTAGTTAACTTCTTCGGAAGTCCTTCTGTTAGTAGATGGGTGGGAGTTGGTAAAGCTGTAGTGCCAAAGGATGTAGCTGATAAAGCTACTAATGCCTTGCAGCAGTATTATGGTGATTTCCTTCTGCCTACGATTGACCAGATGTGGAACAGTGGTGGTGTTATGGTTAACCCTCCCTTTGGTAGTAATATCAAAGGTGGTAATCTCTCCTTTGCTGATGTCCTTCAGCCAGTGTGGGATGGTAATAATCTAACGTTCCAGCCTAAACCGGAGTATGCTAAAATACCTGCTGTCATTGGTGCAGCTAAAGCTGCCAACTCTGGCAGAGGTGCTCTTGCTCCGGCTATCAATAACTTCATTCGTGCTAAAGCTAATATGTCAGGAAGTGCTGATTATAATAAAGCCTATCAGGATATCGAACAGCGTTTGTTCAATCCTCAGGAAGAAGTTAAATCTGACCAGAAGACTTTGCAAGATTTCCAGAATGGAGATATGGCAGCACGAACTTCTCCTACTGGTATGGAAAACAATTCTGCACCGAAAGGACAGAACGATCCATTCTTTAATCAGTTTGATCAGAAGGGTGTTGATACAAGTGATCTTGATCCTGAATTTTCTGGTCGTATGCATAAGTTAATTCAGGCTGCTGAAGATGCTACTGGTTCCTCTGTTCGTATCACTAGTGGATATCGCAGTCCTGAGCATCAGGCTCAAATCTATGCTAATTATACACAACAGCCTGTTACTTATGGTGGTGTAACTTACACTCCCGATGGTAAGAGTGGTGTTGCTGCCAAACCCGGTAGGTCTGAGCATCAGAGAGGTGATGCTATGGACATCTTTCCACAGGGGGTTGCCTATGAATGGATGGTGCAACATGCTCCTGAGTTTGGTATTAGATCGTTAGCAACTAAAGCTGGTCGTACATTTGACCCGCCTCATTTTGAATTGGATAATTAATGTCGAATATAATTAACAATGCCACTATACAGTTGGTAGAAACATACGAAGGATGTGTACTACAAGCATATCCTGATCCCGCAAGTAAGGATGATCCTGTACGTAAGGGTGCTCCTTGGACTATTGGTTATGGTCATACTGGTGGGCTGTCGCTTCCAACTGTGAAAGAAGGTGATGTAATTACTCAGGCGCAGGCCCATGAATATTTGATGAATGACTTGAATGTAGCAGGTAGTAAAGTGGCTGCTCTCGTTCAGGTAGAACTAAATGATAATCAGTTTGGTGCATTAGTTTCATTCTTCTTCAACGTAGGTGAAACTACCTTCGCTCAGTCAAGTGTATTATCCTATGTCAATCAGGGTAACTTTAATGCAGTACCGGGTCGATTAGCTCTGTATCGTTTAGCTGATGGTAAGGTATTGGAAGGATTGGTTCGTAGACGTCAGGCAGAAGGTCAGTTATGGCTTACTCCTGTTGATAACAGTCAGCCTGCTACTAATACTGTTCCTCCTAAAACTACTGTTGCTCCTGATCAGAATGGTAAGACTGGTGTTAGCGTTGGTACATTAGGTGCTGGTGCTACAATGCTTTCTACACTGTCATTCAGTATTAAGAGCTTTGTCCAGAATTTCACTGATACCTTCCACGTATCTCCTATCGTCTTAGTCGTTATTGTTGGTCTTGGTTTTATCGGCTATGAACTTTATCAAAAGAATAAGAAAGACAAATGAGTTTTAAGAACGTCCAGAATAAAATTGCAAAGAAGGAGGGCATCAGCAAGAGAGCTGCTGGTGCCATTCTCGCTAAGTCTTCTCGTAATGCTAGTGCTAAGGCAAAAGCAAAGAACCCTGCTTTGAAGAAAGTAAAGGGAAAAGCTAAGAAGGGTAAATAATGAGTAAGGTTACACTTACTGATCTGACTGATCTTACGAATGAGATTAGTGCCGTAACTAATATCAACAATAACTCAGCTACTATTGTCACAGCTTTTGACAATACCCTATCTCGTGATGGTACTTCACCTAACCAGATGAATGCTGATATTGATCTTAATAGCAATGATCTATTAAATGTTGGCACTATCAATACAACTAATTTAGTTGTAGGTGGTAGTAATCTAAATAGTGAAGTGCAGACAGCAGTTAATGCTGCTACTTCAGCAACTGCTAGTGAAACTGCCGCAGCTACATCTGCCACTGAAGCTGCTACCAGTGCTACAAATGCTGCTACAGATGCAACTCAGGTAGCTGATGCATTGGCTGGTATTGGTTTCGCAGCAGGTGGTACTACAGGTCAGGTCTTAGCTAAACGAAGTAATACTGATTGGGATACAGAATGGGTTGATGAGACTGGTGGTGTAGCCACTGCGGCAACTAGATCGATACTAGCTGGACTATCTACGGCTCTCAACATTGCTTATTTAACTGAGAGTAATAGAGAGGGGACGTTCCAGTGGAACTCATCCAATCTCTCAACTCAGGTAACAGCAGATACTCAACAGGGTATCTATGTAGCTCCGTCTAGTGATACCACTGGTGCTAGTGGTGCATGGGTGAGACAATTTACTGGACCCACTCATGCGAAATGGTTTGGCTTCGTACCGGGGTCTGGTACGGATGCACAACGAGATTGTGCTACAGCAGTAGCAGCACTTCAGACACCTGCTATCCTAGCTATTGACGGAGGTACTTATTCAGGCTTATTGTCCGAATGGAATTACTCAGCTCTAGATGGTCTGATTTGGCTTGGACTCATCACATTCAACTATTCCACGGCAACGACAGCGGCGAATTTCCCGGATAATGCATATGTGTATGTTGGCGGTGCTGCGCTTGTAGCGCTTCCAAATCTTGCGACGAATGCTACAATTGGTGATGCTAGTATTACACTTGCGAGCGCCTCTGGACTTTCTGCTGGTGATCGTGGTTGCATCTTCAATCCGACGTCTTCTAGCTGGTCTGGTTTTAAGTCCTCGTACAATGCAGGAGAATGGTTTCAAGTTGCCGATGGTTCAAGTGACCCTACCCTGAAGTTACAAAACCCACTCTACGACAGCTACACGACTACGGCTGTCAGCCTTTATAAGCATCCGAATAAGAAAATTTCAATCTCAGGCCCGGGTAGCCTGACGATCATTGAGAGTGCAAGTGCCAATCTCTATAGCGTAGCTGGGTTCAGAGCAGATCGAATTGTTGATAGTGACTTCCATACAATTCATGGAACGAACAGCAGCTATTCTGCAATGCTTCTCAACCAGTGCATTGGTATTACTGGTACCGGTTATTGGGGATATCAGTATCGCAATGTCGGGACCGGCACGATGTACGGCCTCAATATCGCGAACTGCCAAGACCTCAACATGGAGGGAACTTGGTACGGCACGATGAATGGCTGTACACTTGGTGGATTTGCGCTTACAGGATGTGTGCCCAATCGCAATATCAGAATGAAGGGTACGTATAAGAGTGATGCATCCTATGGGCTCTATGGTGCCCATATGCACGGGAACTGCGAGTATTGCTATTACGATGGAACGTTGTTTGGCGTTGCATTGGCAGGAAACCATACTGGTTGCCCCGGCGCGACAATTATTGATGAAACCGGTGCGAGGTCTAGCAGCTTAGGCGTTGTCTCGATTATTGAGCCACTAGGTTTCGATTTTGACTGCTCTGGTATTCACGTCAAATCTCAGTTAAACGATACAAATGGCATCTTTGCAGCGCACGGCAGCACGTCGAGCTTCAACGCCAATACCATTCATGGCGGGGTTATCAATCTCGATAATAGTGTTTGGGATTGCCCTCATGCTGGTAGACTGCTGGATATTGTCAATGCTGGGAGTACTACGACTGAAAAGATTGTATTGTCAATGAACGGCTTGAAGTGGACCGCGACCGATGCCGCGAGCCCGCTTATTCTACTCAGCGGCCTTGTGTCACCGGCCACACGGACGTTCGATGAGTTGCATGTGGCGGGGCTGGTCAATGGGGCGGATGCGGCGTGGACGCTTCAACTGCCCTGTCTGGTGGGGGGCTGGAAAGCCGCGGGATCGATCTCGATTACCACGACCACGAGTGTTCACGCTGTCGGGCAATCTATTACATTTCCAACGCCGGCTCCCAAAGCGCCATATCCTGTGGTAACGCCCGGTGCACAATTGATGGGAGGCAAGATCGTCGTGCCCTATTACGATCATACCACTCTAACAGCAACTGGATGTTTCATGGGTGTGCAGACGCCAGATGGAACCAACTTCTCTGCTGCCAATACCAATACTGCGACCTACGTTGCAGCTTTGGATGAATGCTAGTTATAGGATAATCATGACAACTAAATCTATAAATTATTGTACACTAACTCATTTTGATGCGTTCCAGTGTGTACTATCTCACACTCCGTGGTGGATCACGGATGTATTCTGGCTTCTCGCCATTCTATTAGTTCTTAGTCTAATTGAATACTTCAAAGGGTTCATTGTAACAGTCTATCAAATAGTTGCATTAGCTTTTGGTCCGGGGCTAGTTCTTATTCAGCAAGGTATTAATTGGCTCTACAACAAAGTGAAGAAATGACTTCTCCCGTTAATGACCTCAGCTATTACATTATAGCTGCATTCACTATCGTAGGGAGTTTCTTCACTTGGCTCGTACGGAGAGTATTTACAAACGATAAACAGATAGCCCTTCTTGAGCAACATCTCACATTGCTAGAGGAAGATATTAAAGAGATAAAGGACGACATCAAATCGCTTCTCTAAACGATAAGTTTACTGACATTGCTGATACTGTCAGTGATTGGGCTGGTCGATGGCAGGTAGTGGTAGCTTCCACTGTCTTCATTGCAATCTGGCTAGCATTAGGTCCAACTTTTCATTGGAGTGATAGTTGGCAGTTGTCAATGAACAGTCCTATCACTCTAGTAGAACTCTATCTAGCTATCTTCACACTAGCTGCTGCTAATCGTGTTGAGAAACGAAATAGATTGCTTCTAGAAAAGATTGAAGCTTACGAAGAACAAGAACTAAAACTGTTGCAGAAATAGAAAAACCCGCAGTAGCTTTTCAGGGCCGCTGCGGGTTCTTTTTTGTCTAAATTCTAAAAGCCGGGATTACCATCAGTCATTGATGATCTTATTCCAGAGGGCCTTAGCATCATCCACTGCCTTGACAAAGTCCTCAGCGGTCTTAGCTTCAACAACAGAAATGTAATGCTTCACCCATTCAATCTTTTCGTAGATGAAACTGTAATTAGTGACAGGAGCAACAGTAGTAGTTGCCTGCGTAACGTTAGTTTCATTATCCATTATACATAGTCTCCAATTTCACATGCACCACCTGCACATGCTACTTCAGCAGCGAGGTTGGTATTGTCTTCGTTTTCGTTAATATTAGTTAAGTCGAATAGTCCAAGTTTGCTATTAAGCTTTTCAAACTCTTCTTTCGTAATGTCTTCAAATGGCGGTTGTATATAACTACCTCCATCATAAGGCAGAACGCTGATGCCATTATAGACATTCCTATTCTCCCACATCCATTCCCCTACATCTTCCCACTCATCATCATGAATAGACACCGTAACAGATACATTATTGTGGTTATCCCCCATCCGATGACCATTGCCCACCCAATTGACATTGTAACGTGCCACGCGATCAAGAAGATTAAACACAGACTCAGTACGAACAATGGCTGTACTAGGGGCCTTCTGAGGGATAGAAATAACTGACTGAAGCTCAGGTTTGAAATATTCATCTTCAACTAACTCCGGTGCAATTGACTGCAAATATTTGAGGATGGCTTCATCTTTACCAAATCTCATCCGCCTAATATAATATGGAGCGTGCCAAGCATGAATGCCACTACTGCTACCGACAACCAAGCTAGAGGTGCCTGATGGTTTGACAGTGGTGACGCGAGCAGCAGGATTGATACCCAACATGTTAGATACAAGAATATTAGTGTCAACCGCAACACGAGCTGCTTCTTTTTCATTTAGATTGACAATAGCTCCTGAACCAATTCCTGTGAGGCCCACCCCAATAAGTGCATCGTGTTCAGTCGTTTGTTTCCAGATAGGACGTAAATAATGGAAATTGGTGTACCCGGCTTGCAGTGTTCCAATAAATGCCGCATCGCGTGCCCTTTGGTTAAAATCTGCCTGATCTCTGATGTCAGTGGTGTTAATTTCCGTAAGGTTACAAAACTGATATGGCCGGAGGGATATTTCACAACAAGGGTTGGTTCCCCAATCAGGGTTATTAGTCCAGTAGAAGCCCGGCTCGCCTGAGCCAGAATTTCGTACCGATACCCATAGTCGATCAAATTCTCCTTTAGATACCTGTCCCCTAACCAAGACGACAGAGTTGTTTGCTCTTCCTCGCTGAGGATTGCCATTCCACCATTCTCCTGATTTACATGTAAGCATCTCTTTGTCTTCAGGACTAAAGAGAGAAATCATTGCAGCGCGTCTAATTCCTCCTGCAAGCACTGCATCAGCTTCGTAACACGCAATATCATGGGCTTCGATTGGTCGAAGTCTTCGTCCGATTGCAGACTGAAGAATGCCATCGATAGCACGTAGACAAATTCGCAATGGCTCAGGCCCCGGAGCTTTGCCTCCACTAGTGACGAGTTCAGTTCCTTTTTCTCTAATGTCTCCATAATCAAACTCTACTCCGTGCTTCCCTGAAAAGTAGCTTTCAATGAGGACCTTGATGGCATCCGCCCAACCCTCGATACTATCCCCAATGACGTAGCGTCTTGATGGATACTTTGGCCCAATGACTTCAGGAAGTTTGTCGGTATGTCGATATTGCACACTGTACCCAACACCAGTGCCGCCAAGCAGAAGAAACATAATTTCAGCAAAAGCATCAGTGTCTTCAATAGGTAGATAGGCACAATTATAAATGCGACTAGGATTGCGTTCAATCGGTACTCCTGCAAATTGCATAGAACGCATAGAGGGGAGAATGTGTTTATTGAACACACTCCTGTTATACACTTCGTTAATTAAAGTTTCCATCTTAGGAAACGAACGAATGTGCATGTCTCTATTTCGTTCTACAATCTCTTCCCAAGTTTCACGGCGTCCTTTATTTTTATCATAGCGTGCATATTTCGAATACACCGTGATATCCGATAGCAGCTTTTTAGACAGGTCCAATTAGTCTCCTTTCGTTAATGAAGACCAACTATACCTTAACTGAGGAAGGTTCGTTATAATCTGATCCCATTGCTTTGCTAAGTCTTGAATTTCCTTTTGTGCATGTGGGTCTGAACGTAGTTTATAAGCACGTGCCCATGCAGCCAAGGAGCCAGTAACATAGTAGGAGGTATACATAGATTGAGGTAATACCATCCTTGCTTGTTCAGGTGCCACTCCTTCATTTATCATAGAACGATATACCGTTTCAATATGATCGATGAGCTGGTAATACATCTGTTCCAAAGGAAATAGGGGACTTTCATGAGGACCTATAACAGGGTCCCAAATCCTAATTTCTTCAATCGCTTCTGTACTACTTCCCTGTTTAGCATTCTCAGCCCTTTTACGCCAGTATTCAGGATAAAAGAACTCAGGCTCATCATCAACATATCGTCTGCTAACTTCGTTGTAAGTAAATCCGACCATATGTTTGAAGCGCTGTCTAGCAACGAAGATCGGTACTGTCTCACGCATTGTAATTTGTACATGACTAAATGGCGTCCAATGTCCATTCTTAGCTAGATAGGAAATGAGCTTCTGATCTTGAGGAAGCAAACCATCTGGATAAGTTTCACCAGTCTTTCCCCAAGGTTCTTTAGTCGTATCGTAGTGTTCAGTAGTGGCCCAATCACTTTCTTTATTGAAGGAGACACGGGCGGAGTTAACCACCCGTAAATCGTCTCCCATCACATCAATTAGTTCAGCCTGCATAGTGGATGTCGTTACATACTACATCAGACGGAACGATGAAACCAAGACCAGTAGCTCCATAAAGATAAGTAGCTACTTCATCATTAATCCCAACGATCTTACCATCTTCAATGACAGACCCTCCACTCATACCGGGGAGGATAGTGGCATCAACAGGGATGACAAGCTTGTCATTGATATGCTTAGCAACAGGTCCAGCGACATATCCATGCATGATAGCATTAGTCGTACCAAGTGGAGTTCCAAAGAACTGAAGCTCCTTATTCATCTGAGGGCCACCACATTCCAGAGGAACCGGAACAACCTTAACAGGAGCAGGCAATTTCAGAATAGCCACATCGTCCTTATCATTCACATAACTAGTGGTTACAAGAATTGGAGTGAGTGGCTTATAAGTCCATTCGTTAGGATTATCATAAGGCTGTACATCATCAATGAATGTCACCAACTTTCCAGTCTGATCAGTCTCCTGAACACAATGTGCAGCAGTAAGCACTTCAGTCGTAGAAATGAATGTACCACTACACAGTCCCTGATCCCCGTTAGGCAGAGACATCAAAATCTCTGCATGTGGATTAACAGTGAAAGTAGCAGAATGGTTAAAGACCAATGGAGTGAATAAAATAGTGGCAGCAATAACTGCGACACCAATAGATGCACTAATAAATTGCGTACGTAAATTCATGGATTATTTCTCCTAAACAGATGAATTAAAGTAAAGGGCCAAGTAAGGAAACTACCAATAAACAATTCCCAATTACACTTATACTCTTTTGAAAACAAGAAACGCCAAGATAGAATGGTGGAGATAAACATCCCCACCAGTAGATAGATAATGACGAGTTCTGCTAATGGTGTTGCATACTCCGTCATGTATTAGCCAATAGATTAGGACGCTTCTTTAATTCAGTAAATCTAGTACGGCCCCAACCACCGCAGTCATTGCATTGGTAACGTTGGAAACGTCCAACATTCGTATAAGCATAACCACGACGATGTACATGAGTAGAGCCACATCGACTACAAAGTAGTTCATCACCCTCCTCATACACTGCAACATTAGGATGGTTCTTAATAAAGGGACGCATCTTGAGGTAGATTTGTTCCAGTGCAATAACATCCTGAATGTTATACTTCTTCATTTCCTCCCAAGCTTCTGGATTGTCTTTCATACATTCAATCCATAATTCGAAGCCCGGAAACTTCTTATGACTGTCCTTAACAGTCACACCGAAGACTGTGGATAAATACTCCAAACTATTACTAGGGAAATGGAAATAACGACTAGAAACAAGCTTAGTGTCAACCGTCTTAAAAGGCGAAGGGGGTCGAATACCAAGGACCAAGCACCTAGAGTTAATGGTAGGCAAATCAAACTTGTCGCCATAATGCGCAACAACAATATCTGCGTCATCCAAAAGCTCCACAAGAACCTGAAGGAGTTGCTTTTCGTTAACACATTCCTTCAAGTCTGAATACATTACAGTATCTTCACCAAGCCATTTAGCTGACCAAGAAGCCATAATGCTATGGTCAATTACTTGCTTAGCTCCAATATTCTCTTTGTAGAAACGCCAAACGTAAGCAACGTTAGGGAAAGTTTCAATATCTAGAAGAAGAATTTTAGCTATTATTCAATTCCTTTTTAACTGCAAACCAGAGAAGAAATAATGCATTACAAGCTACATGAGCCCAATGCAATAATCCACTTTCAGGATCATAAACTTCTCCTGCTTGGATTGCTACCATATGTCGTAGCATTGCATTAGTGTAACGCTCTTCTCCATCTGGTACTGTCTGCCATGAATGAGCCGCATATTTCTTTGCACCAAAGGTTAAAACACGAGCCACTTCATGAAGGCTTTCAAATGGTAAGAGCCACATACGAGCCTTACCCTCGTCGTATTTCATTCCTCTGTCAGTAGGCATTCTCGTAGATCACCTGTAAACCGAGAGCAATTGCTGTGGCATGTTCAGCCCTAGCGCCCTTACTATTCTCCCAACCGGGAAGCATATAAACAGCATCACATTCAGAACAGATAATATTTAGGTCCCATGCCAAACAGCTACGAAGGTTGCCGTCCCTATCCAATTCGAATGCACGAGTAAGATTTTCCATCGTACCGTGAACATCCAAATCATGCTGAGCAGGATTGAATACAGTCCAACCGCCCTCATGTAGAGCGTCAGCAGCTTCAAAGAATGCAGGGAAATTATATCCCTCAATACCAGTCATAGGACCAGCTACATAAATCTTAGGCATTATATTCCTTCATCATTTCACGACGAACGTTTTCGTAACCTTCAACCTCAACACGCAAACCCATCTTAAGGATGGAAATTAAATCATCCTTTTCAAACTGGTCACGGTAAGTCTGATACACATCTCCTCGAAAACGTTCCCTAATGTTGTACAAAGTGTTCAATCTGTTCCAAGAACGAAGAACAGGATCAGTCACGTCATTAAAATTGCTATAACCAAAAAGCTTATCACTAGGATCATTAATCCGAGTGTCGTCATTCTTCACTTCCATATCTACGTTCGTGAGCTATCTCCTTTTCTTCATCTGTCTTTATCTTATGGCAATCGTTACATAACACTTGAAGATTGTCTATTTCACAGAACAGTCGTTCAATGTAACTATCCCATCCTTCAAATCCTATATTAGGATCAACGACAGGTATGATGTGATCTACGTGGACGTTCTTAATTCGCTTACCACTATCTTCGTCTTTGACTGTAGCAGTAACTTCCTGCTTACATTCTGCACAGAGGTATAGTCCTCTTTCTATCCGTGCGTTCTTTAAGCACTGTTGGATAGGAGCCCATTTCTGTGTAGCTCTACGAAGATTTCCTTTAATGAAGGATTGGTAGCGTGCTTCAGTCCATGTATTGCCACATCTTACTTTAGGACCACTAGGACGGCCAGCCATTACGCCTATCATATTCACTAATAGCTTCATCAAACTCTTGACGAAGATTATCATAATCTTTTCCGGACAAGGTGTAGATGCCTCGTTCTAATTCACTTTCAAGCTGTTCAATTAATTCATCTAATTCATCAATAGATAAAGTTGCTAAGTTCATTAAATACCTATAGCAGCTAGAGTAGCAACTAGAGTAGCAACTGTAACAGCAACCGTCTCATTTTCTCGACGGGCCTTATCCTCTGCGTCCTTATCCTTGTCTTTCTTCTTACTCATCGATTGTCTCCATTACCTTCTAGCGTACCACGTTCCTTACGAGACTGAAGCTTTTCTAAATTCATCTTAGCCACATCATCAAGAGTGTAACCTAATTCAGTGGCAGTAGCTGATACATACCACAGGATATCACCAAGTTCCTTGACAATCTCAAGTGCTTGGTCTTCAGTCGGGTAAGTGCCGGTCCGATAATTCTTCTTAACCTTATTCTGAACTTCACCACTTTCACCCAATCCTAGGGCGCAGTACATAAGTCCACTAATAGCCCCTTGACCGGGGTAGACAGCAACTCGTGCTGCTTTGTACTGGTATTTATTTAAGTCCATTAAGGAACTCCTTTTCTAAATCAGTAGTTAATTGTTCTGCTGACTGTCTATCGATTGTGACACCAACTCGTTCCCAATCAGACGTTCGTTTATCTGAATAACGCCAACGACGGAACACATGCCAACCGCCCTCATCGTAATGAAAGCCAGTGAATTTAGTGTCAATCCCAATTATAGTGGATGGGTTTTCCATCTTTATCTAGCTCCTTAATTATCCAAAGCAAATCAGACTGCTCTTGGAGATACTGTAGCCACTTATCGGGGTATGCACTTTGATACATGTCTCTGACGATAGTTCTACATTCTTCTTCGTCTCTGGCTTCAGAGAGAGCATTATACGCTTTAACGGGTCCGGTTTTGTCAAGTCCTCCAATGTTATCCACAGTGTCTCCGGTGAGGAGTTGACTAAAGAAAAACTTTTTACCTCCTCCGACAAGTTTATTTCCAGAGGGCAGTTTGACCAAGGAGATCGTTCCAAAATCATCATATTCTACAGGTCCAAATTCTGGTTGTTTGCCACATTCCCATCCGTAATGTAATCCGGGACATTGACGTAAATCTTTGTCCCTAGTACAAATAATTGTATCTCTCTGGCTAAGCCTTGAATATTGTTCAATTGATATGAGATCATCCGCTTCAATTCCATTTGCAACTCTGGTTTGGAACTTAGATAGTAGATAGACGGTAAGGTTGTCGTAATGGAAGGGTCGATCCTGTATTCTTGTTCCTTTATACGGTTTAGATACTGATCTATA